CGAGGTGGTAGGAGTCCGCGCGGTCCCAACGGCCGAGGGCGTCGCGGCCGAGCAGCGCGGACGACTGGCGGAGCACCTGGATCACGTGGACGCCGCCGGCCGTAAAGCGGGTCGCGCCGTGCAGCAGGTCGAACACCTGATCACCGAGGTCGTCGGCCCCGCGCGGATCATCGCCAGCGCCCCGGCAGCGGACCTGCACCCCCACCTTCACGAGGTTCTCCGAGGGATGGTCGTCCAGCGGGTAGGCGGCCAGCGCGATCGCCCGGTCCGGGCTGTCCGGCAGCGCGCCGAGCACGATGGCGACCTCGGCCGGCCCGTAGGCGGTGCCGTCGGGGTGCCAGGCGCCGATGCCGGCGTCGGCGAGCATCGCGGCGAGCCCGCCGAGCAGGTCGCTGGTCCAGCCCATCACAGCGCCTCGCGGAGCTGCGCGGCCACGAGCCGGCTGAGCAGCGGTGCCTCGGTATGGGCGGGCTGCTCCAGGTACTTGGCCTGCCGGCCGGGGTCGTGGCGAAGCTCCAGCTTTTCGTGTTGGTAGACGGCATAGACGGTGTCGTAGCTGACCGCACCCTCAAGGGCGCCACGGTCGATCGAGGTCGCCCCGGACCGCTCCAGCGTGCTCTCCTCGATCGGGACGACCGCGCGGCTGGTGCCGAGCAGGTGCTCCAGGAACAGGTTCAGGCCGTCGGCGGCGGCCTCGTCGAAGGCGGCGTTGGCCCGCTCGCCGTACCACTCCAGGTGGGAGTAGGTGGTCATCAGGCGGACCGCCACTCCCCACGCTCGAGCCAGCCATGCCAGCCGCCCGGTGCGGGGTCCAAGATCGACGGTGAAACGGTAATGGTGCCGTCCTCATGCTCGGTGACCTGATGATGGACAAGCCGGCCCACATGACCATTGGGGTCGCAGATGTACCAGACCGTTCGGGTTGTCGCGGCGGGATCATCGCTGGTGACCTTGCAGTAGTCCCCCGGCTGACGCTGGTCCGAGTAGAACTCGGTGACCGTGCCCAACCGTCGCCCCTTCACGGCCAGCCCTTCATGCGGCGGACCGTACGCGCCTCACGCCGGTCCAGGTGACGCTGCCACCAGCGGCGTAACCAGCTCACGTCAGCGCCACCTCGAGGTGGTCGGGGGTCGGCAGGCCCCCGCCGTCGCGGCGTAGCGCCTGGAGGACGGTCGCCTTGCGGCCGTCTGGCAGGGTCACGCGGGAGCCGACCGGCGCGGCGGTGTCCAGCGGCGCGTACAGCGTGGTGCTGGAGGTGACCTCGTTGCCGGTGGCGTCGCGGACGAGCCGTCGTTTGTCGTCGGCGAAGCAGCGGACCCGCACCGCCGGCCCGAGGATCGCGCCGAAGGGGCCCTCGCCGGTCAGCGGCTCCACCGTGACCTCGTGACGCAGCATCCACATCGGGATTGCGGCCATCAGCAGACCAGCGGTCCCTGCTGGAGCAGGCCGGCGAGCCGGAGGATCTCGGAGGCGCGGCTGGAGACGGTCTGCATCGCCCCGGTGGTCACCCCCGCGCTGGAGCCGGCCCCCGCGCGGGTGAGGCTCACCGAGCCGATGCTGACGCTCTGGTACTGGCCCTGCGCGCCGTCCTCGTCCCCCGTCTCCAGCCACCAGAGCGCCTGCGCGCAGGCCGCGTCACGGAGCGCCACGATGACCTCCGCGTCGGTCGGCAGGCCGTCGTCGTCGATGTCGTACAGGGCGGTGAGCAGCAGCCTATCGACCACCTCCGAGGCATGGGTGAGCAGCCTGGTCGCCTCCGGCTCGTCGGGCACCGTGACGCCGGCGGGCACGAAGTCGGCCAAGTCGTCAGCGGTCGCGTAGACGGCCACGGCTCACGCGCTCGACCCGATGAGCACGATGTCGTAGGTGACACCGGTCGTGCCGGCCGAGTTGGTGATGGTGAGCAGGTCGGCGGTGGTCGCCGTGACCGCGTAGGCGGTCGCGTCGCGCGCCACCACCAGCAGCAGCCCGCCGGGCCGCACGACGACGGTGTCGGTGTCGTCGCCGACCCAGGTTGCGAACGCGGCGGAGGCGTGGCCGCCCACCACCACGTTGTTGGTGTTGCCCGCGTCGGCGGCGACCAGCAGGCCCCGGATGCGCGCGAAGGTGATCGTGGCACCGAACGGGTCGGTCAGCACCCCGGCCAGGTCGATGTCCTCGGTGCCGCTGGCGGCCAGGGTGCGCCGGTCGCTCCAGACCCGGTTGGCCTGGTCGGCGCCGCTCCCGTCCGCCAGCGGGTACGCGCGCCCGACGCTCAGCGGGGAGGTCGCGGTGGACAGGTCCAGCGCGCTGGTGAGCAGGGCCGTGAGCGACACGGCGATGCGTCCGTCGAAGGTCATCAGGTGGCCACCACCCGGGGCACGCTGGCGACCGCCGCCGGGGTGGCGATGGTGGCCGGGGCGGTGTCGGTGAGCGCGGCGCCGGAGGTCTGGGCGAGGATCGACTCACCCGTGAACCAGGCGGCGCTTGCGCCCGCCAGCGCGACGCTGTGGCCGAGCAGCGACGGCTCGTCGGTCGCCTTGACCATGATGGCGGCGTAGTGGACGCCAGTGTCGGCGATGGTGACCGGCGAGGCGAGCGCCAGCGTCTTCAGGGCATTGGCGGCCCAGGCGGCATCCTCCTGGTCGGCGGTCTGGGCGAGCAGCGCCAGCGCCGGGTCGTACAGCGCGAACCACCAGTTGGTGGGCGTGTCCGCCGCGGTGGCGCCCGACTTGAACGAGAGGTTGGTGACGATGTCGCCCTCGCGCAGGTACAGCGCGACCGACAGCATGACCTGCGTGGTCAGCGGGTCGGTGTCGGTGGTGACGAGCCGGCGGGGCAGGTTGGCGCGGTGCAGCCCAGCCGAGAAGTCGATGCCGGGGAAGTCCTGCGCGAGCTCGTCGAAGCCGTAACTCAGGTCGTCGCGGAGGATGCCGGTGTAGCGGCCGTGGACGGTCACGAGGCTGGGGCCTCCTTCTTGGTCGTGCGCTTGGAGCCGGCCGCCGCGGCGGCCTGGTCGCCCTCAGGCGCGGCCTGGGGCTCCGCCGGCTGGGGCTCTGCCGGTTCCACCCGGTAGCCCTTGCGCTGGAAGTAGGTCAGCGCGGCACGAGGGCCGCGGGCGGCCGGGTCGTCGGCGGACGGTGGCCCGTCCGGCACGCTCAGGATGGCGACGCCGTCGTGAAACACCACGCCGACGACCTCGCCCCGGAACCGCGCGACGGGCGCGGTGATCTTGTACTTGCTCATGGGCTCTCCTCAGTTGCCTCGGTCGTGATCTTGACCAGGGCGCCCGTGTCGACGCCGTGCCCTTCGAGCGCCCCGAGGACGCGGCGCACCTCGTCCTCGGTCACGCCCTCGGCTGCTCCGAGCACCCGGACCAGCTCGTCAGTGGTGGCGAAGCGGCGCCGCTGCATCAGCCGACCTTGACGTTGCGGAACACGCCGCAGGCCCTGGTGTTGCGGAGGCACATCGCGCCGGGGCCCATCTCGATCTCGCCCGACTTGACCGCGCCGGCCGTGGAGAAGTCCGGCATCCACGTCTGCACCAGCGGCTTGCCGGCCATGCTGGCGCCGTGGAATGCGTCCAGGCCGAAGCTGACGGCGTAGAGGTCGGTCAGGTTGGTGATGTTGCCACCGCCGCCGCCGCCGTCCGCGTCGCGGGTCTCGATGGGGATGATCGGCGCGGAGCCGTCGGCCTTGTCGCCGATGTCGATCAGCACCCAGTCGCCGTAGCGGTCGATCTGGCGGCCGAGGTCGTCCTTGGTGCTGGTGAACATGGCCGCCCAGCGGGCGAGGGCGCGCACGCGGGTGATGCTGCGGGTGTTGCCGAGGATCGCCTTCTCCCCCGGCGGGAGCGCGCCGGGCACGCCCTGGTCGCCGCCGCCGACGTGGCTCGGCACGATGCGGCTGAGGAAGTCGTCCAGCTCGTCCAGGCGCTGGTTGGCCTCCGCCTGCGTGTCGACCGTGGCGGTGCTCCAGTCGGCGTACATCGCGGTCCCGCCGGGGAAGTACTCGGTGGTCGTGCCGGTCAGCAGCTTGTCGAGGCCGTCGAAGCCGTCGGCGTCCACGGCGGTGTCGCCGAGGATGATCTCCTCCTGCATCCGCGTGCGGGTGCCGGTGAGGAGCTGCTGCTGCTGGAAGGTCACCTCGTTGTAGGCGGCGGGGCCGAGGTTGGCCAGCACGCGGTCCACGGTGAACGCGCCACCGAGCGGCTTCAGCGACACGGTGCGCTGCTCGCGGGTCGCCTGCGCGGCGGTGTACTCGGTGTTGTACGCGCGGAACGCGGCGGTGCGCGCGGCCAGCAGCAGCGTGAAGCCGTAGATGAGGCTCGCGCCGCCCGTGCCGGGGGTGACCGTGTCGTCCCACACGATGCGGTCCAGCAGCCACGAGTAGCGGCGCAGGTTGTCGATGACCGCGTGGTCGATGTCCTCGCGGGCGTTGAGCTGCGCCTGGGCAAGGGTCACAGGCATGTGTACTACTCCCTTGGTCGGATGGGGGGCCGTCAGGTTCGCTGGTAGTGCTTGGCGACGGCCTCGGAGAGGCTGGTTGACCGCTTGCGGGTGCCAGCGCCGGGCGCGCCCGGCATGTCGGCGCCGGACCGTGGCGGTGGTCCCTGCCCGTTGGCGCGGAGCGACGGGTCCTTGTCGAGGGCGGCCTTGACCTCCGCCTCCACCAGGGTGGCGAAGTCGGCCTCGTCCTGCGGCTCGAGCGCGTCGACCTTGTCGCAGAACTGGCGGCTGTCCAGCAGCCGGTCCGCGTTGGCGCCCAGCCGCTGCGCGGTGCGGTACACCTGGAGCTCGATCTGCGCGGAGACGGCCGCCTCCTGGGCGGCCTGCTGCTGCGCCTGGGACTGCTGGAGCTGCTCGGTGAGCTTGGCGGGGTCCGGAGGGCCGTCGTCCTGCTTGAGGCCGAGCGCCTTGGCGATCCCGTCCAGGGTGCTCTGGTGCTTGGTCTCGGCGTCCTTGGCCTTGCCCTCGGCGTCGCGCGCCTTGGTACGGTGGTTGGCGGCCTCCCCGCGGGTGTCCTTGATGAGCTTCTGCGCCCACGCTGGCAGCTTGGAGATGTCGCCTTCGGCAGCGTCCTGCTGCCCGCTGGCTCCTCCCTGCTGCTGTCCCCCGCTGGCGGACTGCCCTCCCTGGTCGGAGCCGCCCGCGGCCGGGTCCTGCCCGCCGCTCTGGCCGCCCTGCTGTCCGCCGGACTGTCCGCTGTCGTCGCCCTGTCCTGCACCGGCCTGGCCGTCGCCGGCCGGCGGGCCGTCCGCGCCCGCGATCTGGTAGACGGGGCGGCCGTTGCTCAGGTAGCCGATGATCGGCACGCCAGGTGTCGTCGGCACGATGTTGCGCATGGAGTGCCCTCCTGGGGCGTGTAGGGCGGCACCAGGCCGCAGAGGTGTTGCTGGGTACGTCAGTAACCCTTGCGCGCGAGCTTGGCGAACCGGGGCGCCTTGTGACGGGCGCGGGTTGCCTCGGCGCGGGCCCGCACTTTCGGGTTGTGCTGGGTGATCCACCCAGCCAGCCGCTCGCTGCCAACCTTGGTGGCGAGCTTCTTGAACTTCACGCTGGCCATGCCGTGGCCTCCTATCCGGCCAGGCGCTTCTTGGCCTGGCGGGCGAACGATGGGCGGCCCTTGCGGCGCGGGAGCGCGTGGTAGCTCGGGGTCGCGTGGGCCTTCTGGTGTGCCCACCTGCGTAGCCGCGGGCTGGCGAAGAACAGCCGCCACTGCGCCTTCGAGGCGAAGGGATGGTGGACAGGGCCAGGCATGGCGGTCTGTCGCCTCCTCTACCTCGCCGCGCCGATCCGCTCGCGGGCCGGCTGCCGCTTGGCCGTGGTCGCCTCCACATGCGCCCGGATGGCCGCCTGCCACTGGCGCACCTTCGCGTTGGCGCGGCGTCGGGCCTGCTCGTCCAGGGCGACCGCGGCGCGGCGCTTCCACGCGCGCACGCTGCGCTCCAGGTAGCGCAGGTGCTGGCGGTCCCGGTCGCCCTGCGGGTCGGCCGTGTGCGTCGGGACGCTGGTCACACCAGGCAGGTACGCCGAGGCGCTGTGCCGGCAGTTGGGATGCCAGAGCCCGGTCGCGCGGGCGACCGCCAGGCTCCCGGCGACATGGACCCGCTGCGGACGGCCAGTGAGCACGCTGGTCGCCTCGATGGCGCCGACGGTCGCGCCGGTCCGGCTGAGCACCCGCCCCTCCCAGGGGCGGCAACGCTCGCACTCCTGTGGCGCGTCGGAGACGATCACCAGGTCGAGCCCGGCCGCGCCGAGCCGGTCCATGTGGCCCTGGACGGCGGCGTGGCCGGTGGCTGTGCGGACCGCCATCTCGCTGTAGCTGGCCAGATCCCAGCTCCGGCCGGCGCGGTCCCGGAACCCCGTGATGCCGCGCTGCGCGAACCGGTCCAGCGCCACCTGCGCGGCCTGGCGTCGGGTCGCCACGCCCGCCAGCACCCGGCCGGCAGCCTGCGCCACCACCGACCGGTAGACCTCCGCCACCGCGCGCACGATGCCCCCGCCCGTGGCGGTGACCGTCCGCACGGCCTCGCTGACGAGCACGTCGATCGCCCGGCCACCGGGCAGCACGCCCGCCGCGCGACGCCGGAACCGCTCAAGGTCGGCGATGGCGCTGGCCCACCCGCGGTTGTACGCGATGGCGACCGCCTCGCCCGCCGCCGCGGCGGCGCTGCGCTGGAGCGTGACCACGACCCGCTCGGCCTCCAGGCGGACCTGCTGCACTCCCAGCAGCCGGTCCTCCGCCCAGGAGGACCGCTCCAGGCCCTGCCCGAGGCGGCGCGCGAGGATCTGGAGCAGCGCCAGCTCCGCGTCCGCGTACACGTCCACGGTCGCGCGGGCCAGCCCCTCGGCCAGCGTCGGGGAGACGGGCACGTCAGGCAGCCTGCCCGGGTCGCCCCGCATCCCTGGGCTGCCCGGTGGCCGGCCGGTCACCCTCGGGCTGCTGGCCGCCGAAGCTGGCCGGGTCGGGGACGCTCATCGCGGTCTCGTCCTTGATGGCCTGCACCTCGGCGGCGATCTTCGCGTCATCCCAGTCCGGATCGCCCTGGTGGACCATCCGCACGCGAACCTCGATCGAGGCGGCCTGCGCCTGCGTCAGCAGGTTGGCCGTCTCGGCGAGCTGGCGCATGTCCTCGGACACGGTGTCGCCGAACTTGAGATCCGGGCGCTGCGGGGAGACCTTGGTGCGGAAGACCTCCCGGTCCACCGCCAGCAGCGTCTCCACCGCCTCCTGGAGCGCCGGGCGGGCGTAGAGGATCTTGCGGTCCCGGGTGATGAACGAGCGGCGCTCGCGGGCGCGGACCTCCGTGGCGGTCGCCTCGCCCTCGCGGGACTCCCCGAACGTCTGCACCGCGTAGCCGGCCGCGCGGAGGATCTGCTCCAGCCAGTGCTGCGCCGTCTCCATGTGCTCCTGCACGCGGATGGCGAACTGCGACGGGGTGACCTCCAGCTTGCCGCCCGTCTGTGGCAGCGCGTCGACGCCCTCGTAGACCTCCTGCTCGGAGTTGAACACCGCGCCCTTTCCGCGGCCCTGCGACTGGAGGTAGGTGTTGGGAACGATCAGGCGGCCCTTGGCCAGGCGGATGTCCCGCATCCAGCTCGAGTAGGTCTCGTCGAGCGCGTCCATGAACGGCTCGGCGCCGGCGTAGTCGGAGCGGCCGAGCGGCACCGCGGCCGGCATCGCGCGCCACAACCGGTTCGGCCGCCGGTTCGGCCAGTAGACGGCCGTCAGCCGGTCGGGCAAGCCGGTCCGGATCACGTCGCCGTCGGTGACCGCCTCGGCGAGCATCTCCGTCTCCGGGTACTCGACGAGCGGCACGCGGCGGCCCAGCTCGGTCGGGCTGCCCTCGTAGACGCCGTGCAGGATCGCGCCGGGCTCGTGGCGCTCCAGGTGACGCACGACGGTATTGCCGTCCTCCTCCAGCGTCTGCCAGAAGGTGACCGCCGCCAGTCGCCGCCAGCGCCACTCCGGCACGGCCGCATCCGCGTGGACCGCGTCCAGCCAGGGCCGGTCACTCAGTTCCTGGTCCCAGCAGACCCGCAGGTACACCCCGCCGAGTGCGGCGCCGACCTCGGCGGCCTCCAGCAGCGTCGCATGCACGCCGTCGTCGACCAGCTCGTCCAGGCGGTCCTGCGTGGGCTGGTGCTCCACGGTCAGGGTCGGCGGCTCGGAGAACAGCAGATCTGCCGAGGTGGAGGCGATGTCGGAGGCGACGGGGACGTGCAGCTTGGTCCGCTTCTCCCCCACCGGAACGGGCACGCCCCACCACCACCGGGCCAGGGTGCCGAGCACCCCGCCGCGCCGGTACTGCGAGGGGTGGTTGAGGATGCGGGCGCGGCTGGTCGAGTCGAACCCCTGTCCCGTCAGGGCGCCGTAGAAGCCGGCCAGCTCCTCGGGGTCGCCGCCGTACCACGCTGACCACGACGCGAGCCGGTCGTAGACCAGCGCGAGGTGGACGGGAGGCCAAGGGCCCCGCTCGGGGAGCGGCATCAGGCTCGCCCCTTCCCGGGCTTCTGCGGCGACGGGTGACGGTCGGCCCAGCGGTCGATGCGGCGGTGGACGTAGCAAAGGCCCGGCGGCTCGTGCGCCCACCTGCGAGGCTTGCGGGTCGGCTGGCAGGGGCAGCCGGGCGACGGCTTGTGCTCGATGGTGTCGTTAGTCGGCATGATGTGCCGGGTCACTCGTCACCGTCGCGGGCCGGCCAGTCGTCCAGCGCCTCGCAGAGCAGGCCCTTGACCCGCCAGACCGGCGAGGTGCCGTCGCACAGACGGGACATCAGGTAGCCGCCATCGGAGCCGACCCACTCGGCGACCAGCACCCAGCCGGTGCAGACAGCACCATCGCTGTCCACGGCCGGGCTGGTCGCGGCGATCGCCTCCGCCAACACCTCCTGCGGCGAGCGGCGGGCCGGCTCGGTGGTCATCAGGCGGCCTCGACCGCGAACGGGGCCATCTGCGAACCGAGCTGCATCATCCAGAGCCGGGCCGGCTTGGCGGGTGGCTCCAGGCCCCACCGCTTCCAGTCGTCCGGCTCGATCTCCACGAGTACCCGGAACCGCTGGTAGCGGCCATGGCCGTCGTCGAGAAGCTCAACGATCGCCTCCACCGACCGGATGTCGCCGGTAGGGTCGCCGTCGGGCGGGCCGATCACGACCCGCCGCTGGAAGGGCGCGAGCTGGTAGTCCGCGGGGATCGGGACCGGGACCATCAGCCCAACGCCTCGCGCAGATCGTCGGCGCGGGCGTGCAGATTACGCCACAGGTCCCGCTTCACGGCATCGTCGGCCTCGGCCCAGCGGTCGCGCATGCGGTCGGCGGCGACCATGAGGTCACGGGCCGCGCGGAACCGGCGGCGGGTGAGCACGAACTTGCGCCGGATGCCACCAGAGTGGACGCGAGCCATCAGGCCGCGCCGCCCCGCGGGTCGGCAGTGCCGGCCAGATGCTGCGTCGGGTCGGGGACGCGCTCCGGCCAGTGCCAGGTGCCACCCTTGTGCTCGTCCTCGTCAAGCTCGCAGTCGTTGAAGAACAGGCCCGAGGGGTTCAGCACCACCAGAGCGCATAGGGTGTTCGGCCCCATGTATTCGACCTCACCGCCCGAGAGCGGCGACGGATCCGGCGCGGGGTACACCTCGGCGATGATGGCCGCGCGGCACTCGCTCTTGTACTCCCCGCCGGGCGTGCCAAACGAGACGTAATGCACGATGCGGCCGACGCTTGGCACCTGCATCTACGCCACCGCCTGCCACTGACCAGGCTCATCGCCCTCCACACGGCTGGTGGCCCAGAAGTGGTCGTTGCCGTCGAGCGCCACTTGGAGGTTGACGCCCTCGTAGCCCTCGAAGGTGCGGACGACCACGGCCGGGTAGACCTCGCTGGCGGCGACCATGTTGCCGACGTGGGCGACGTGGCCCGTCGCGCCAGGCTGGCCCGGCTCGTGCGGGTGCGCGTGACTGCCTTGGAACGCGCGGAAGTCGCTGCGGCGGACGTTGATGCTGTCCGCGTCCTGCTCGCTGAGCTTGTAGTGGACGATGCGTCCGATGCTCGGAACCTGCATCTACGCTGCCTCCTGTAGCAGTTGTGGCCGCCAGACGGCCTCGGTGGTGCGAAGGACGTAGCGCCCGCTGTCGAGGTCGTGGTCCTCGCTCTTGATCGGCGCGTCTTCGCCCTTGGCGGCCTTGTCCTCGTCCCACGAATAGCTTGGTGCCTCCTCGATCCAGCCGGTACAGGACCGGTGGACCTTCAGCAGCTCGCCGGCCAGCAGCGAGGACACCAGCCGGATGCCGTCCAGCACCGAGTTGTCGGCCAGCGTCGGGGTGAGCCCGTCGCGGTGGAGCTGGAGCACGAACGACGCGGCGCTCGGGTCGACCACAGTCCACTCTGGCCGCACACCCTGTAGCCCGCCCGAGTGCGGCACCGGCACCTTGGCGAGCCAGTCCCGTAGCCGCTTCGAGTACTCGACATCGGTGAGCTGGCGGCGCTGGAGTTTGCTGTCCCAGCGCCACTCGTTGGTGAAGTACAGCCGCTGGTCCTGCCCGACGCCGAGCAGCAGCGCGGCGAACGGGTTGACGGTGCCGTAGTCGATGCCGAGCCCGATCCACCGGCTGATCGGCGGAAGGATGTCAACGACGTGGCGGCGCTCGTCCCACATGTCGTAGACGGCGCCCTCGGCCAGGCACCAGTCGCCCAGGATGAAGCGGCGGTGCCAGAGGCCGACGTACTCCCGCTTGAGCGCCTCGACGTAGGCGGGGTCCAGCGCCGGGTTGTCGTCCAGCGTGAAGTGCCAGTGCGCCAGACCCAGCTCGCCCGCGCGGAGCAGGAACTTCTTGCGGAGCCAGTGCGCCGGTCCGTCCGGGTTGGTGGTGGCCAGCAGCCTCGCGCCGGGCACCGACAGGCGCGAGAGCAGCATCGTCCAGAAGCCCTCGGGGATCAGCGTGGCCTCGTCCACGTAGGCCAGGCAGCAGGTCGGCCCGCGGATCTTGTCCTCGGCTTTGGCGTCGTTGGCGCCGACCAGATGCACCACGCGGCCGAGGATCACCGCGACGTTGGCGCCCCGGGTGTGCTGGACGTGGGCGGCGATCGGGCCGAACAGGCTCGGGTCCTGGAGCGGCTCGATGATGTTGCGCTCGATGGTCTGGAGGGTCTTGCCTGCGATGACGACGATGCCGTGACGCGGCGCGACCGCCAGCGCGATGAGGAACGCGAGCAGGGAGGCGATGGTCTTGCCGCTGCGGACCGCACCCGCCCACACGGCGATGCGGGCCTGGCGGCTCTCGACGATCGAGCGGAGCTGCTTGGGGCTCAGGACCGAGGTGACGGCGTCAAGGTTGATCACCGCTGCCCTCGGGGGTCATGTGCTCGTAGGCGACCTGGAGGCTGGCGGCAAGCGCGCCGAGCATGCTCCGGGCGCCCTCCGCCCCCTGGTCGGCGTCGTGGAGGTCCAGCCGCATCGAGCGGTCGGCCGCCAGCGTGGACGCCTGCACCAGCTTGAGCTTGGCATCCGTCGGCGGCTCGGGGAAGCGGTGCTGCTCGTAGGTGTTGTCCCGCCCGCCGAAGTTGTAGGCGATGTGCGGCTCCCAGAGCTGGCGGCGCAGCCGTTGCGCGTCATCGAGGTAGTCAAGCATCAGCGCGGCCCGCCGCGCCTTGGCGTCCGCCTTGCGCGCCTCGGTGGCCATCATCGCGGGCGCCCGGTCGAACGACAGGCCGAGGTCGTCGGCGATCTTGGAGACGGTCCGCCCGGAGCGGCCGAGCTCGCGGGCGATCTGGTTGCGGCCCAGCCCCCGGGCGTGCAGCTCGCGGACACGCTGGCGGTCGGTGTCGCCGACCGGTCGTGCGGCGGGCATTTAGAACACCGCGAACGGCGCGGTGGCGCGCAGCACCGGGGCCTCTGGCGAGTCGGTGAGCTGCACCCACGGCCACCACGTCCCCACCGCCAGCGTGATCTCCCCGCCGCCCGGGCCGATGAGGCAGAGCGCCACATGCTGGCCGCCGAAGGTGCCCCAGCTCGCGGTCTTCCAGTCGCCCGAGGCCGGCTCCGCCGTGGCCTGCTTGAAGGCCATCTGCACCGGGTCGGCGGTCGGGTCGGCGGCGAGGTCGAGCAGGTTGGTGACCGGCACGGCGATGTACTGGAGGCTCAGCGTGGAGACCCGCAGGTCAGGCATCGAGGTCGGCCCTCCAGGTCTCCAGGGGCGCACCCGCCCGCCAGGTCTGCTGCGGCGCACCCGCGCGCAGGTACATGACGCCGTGGTCGTCGGCAAGGCTGAGCACGCGCCAGCGAAGCGGTGCGGCGCGGCCCGCCAGGGCGAGCGCCTGCCAGGCGGTGGCGGCACTCCGGCCGGCGAGCGCTCGGACCGCGAACGCGCTGGCCGCGCTCCGCCCTGCCAGCGCGCGGACGCTCCACGCGGCCGCGGCATCCCGGCCCGCCAGCGCTCGGGTGTCCCACTCAAGCGGCGCGTCGCAGCCCGCCAGCGCCGCGGTGCTCCACCCCGCCGGCCCGTCCCTGCCCGCCAGCGCTCGGACCGGCCAGGCCAGGCCCGCATCCCTGCCGGCCAGCGCCAGCACGTCCCAGGCGGCAGGCAGATCCCGGCCAACCGTGGTGGTGGAGCTAAACGAGAACCCGGGCGGGTCGTCGCCGGTAATGACCGTGGTCCCGGTGATCGAGGTCTGGTCAGCACCGTTGCCGGTGACATCGGCGACCGCGGTTGCGGTGCTGGCCTGGTTGAACGGGCACAGCGCGTCCGGGGTGAGCGCCGACCATGCGCCGAGGCTGGAGTGCATGCCGCTCTCGTAGTCGGCATCGGCCAGCCGGGACTTCCACACGCCGAGGACCGCCAGGCGGATCGCGGCCTTGTTGCTCCCGGCGGCGTCCTGGCCGACGGCAACCCGGGTGACGGTGTTGGTGGGCTGGTCGGCGACCGTGTTGTCAGCATCGACGTGAGTCCAGGTGGCCGCGCCGTAGTCGTAGACGTGTAGGCGCGGCTTGACGGTGGTCGAGCCCTTGTCGAAGCCGATCAGCAGCCACCCGTCCGAGGCGGTGAGGTCCACGCCAGCGACCAGCGTGCCGCCCGCGTTGGACTGGTAACCGGGCTGGTGCTGCCCAGCGTTCAGAAAGATGACCAGGCCGGCGAGCGGGTTGGCGGCGGCGCCGAACGACACGAGCGCCTTGTCGGCGTCGCTGGTGAGCTTGGCGATCACCGCGAACGTGTTGGCACCCCGCACGAGGGTGCCGAGCGTCCCGGCGGCCAGCTCGACCAGGTCGTCAACGGCGTCGAACTCCCGGACGGCCATCTACGCGGCCGTATCCCCCTCGACGCGGAGGGTCGCGCCGTCGGCATCGAGCGCGGCGGTGTCGGCGGCGGTCCGCCGGACCCACACGGCGATGCACTCCCCCGCGTCGAGGTCGCCCAGCGCCAGGCCGGTGGCCTTGCTGGTCGGCGCGCTGAAGCTCACGCCCGCCGGGGCATCCTGCTCGGTGGCGATCTGGGCGGCCTGCGCGGCGGCCTGCCCGATCGGGGAGGCGGCGGCAGGGTCCACGCCGATCGCCACCGAAGCGCCGCCGGCCACCTCGGCGCTGATCCACACGACCGCGGCTTGCAGCGTCAGGGTCGCGTGGCTGTTGTGGACGAACAGGCAGCGGTACTCCACGTCGCTGGCGGCGTTCTCGTCCCCGCTCACGTCGTCGAACAGGTTGTGCAGCGGCGTGCCCAAGTCCAGCGCGGTGGTGGAGATGTACTTGCCGAGCGAGGCGTCCGGGTCGGCCTGGGCGGTCTGGTTCCCCGCCGTGCCGGTGACGACCGACAGCTTGTACAGGATGTCGGCTTCGACGATCGCCATCAGGGCCTCCGCAAGAGGTCTCGCGCGCAACGCGAGGAACCGGGGACGCGCGAGCCCCCGGGCATGGGAAACGCCCCGGGCCGGGACGGCTCTCGGGGCGCTGCGGGCACACGTCTGCTACTGGCGCGGAGTGTTACACGCCCCACCCGGGGACGGCAAGCATCGGCGGGCGGCAAGCACGCAGGCCCGGCAGGATGCGAGCATCCCGCGCGGGCGAGCGCCTGCGAGACAGCGGCCCAAGCGCGAGCTAAGGTACGTCGAGAGTGTCACAGTCGGTCGGTTTTTCCGCTCGATGATCAGCAGCGGGGGGGATGTGCCATGCACACACCGGTCAGTGCGCGGCCACGCCCGGACGGGCGACGCGCCAGGCCAGGCAGGCTCCGTCGGCTCTGGCGCGACCTCGACCGGCTCAGCGACCACCTCCTGCGGCTGATCGAGGTCCAGGAGGCGATGGGCGACGAGATCGACCGGCTCCGCGAGTGCGTGGGCGGGAACGAGCCACCCCCAGGGGCGAGCGGGCCGCCGCTGCGGTTGGTCGGCGGATCGCTGAGCCGGCCGCGGCGGCCCCAGCCGGGCACAGGAGACGCGCGGACCATTCGGCGCATATCCTGATGCCCCCCCGCAGCGGCACAGGGCGTTCTAGCGCCTCGGGACGCAGGAAGCCCCGGCCGACCGGGCACCGGGGCTTCCTGTCGGTTCCCGCGCCTCACGGGCCCGCGCGGCGGCGATGGCCGGGGACCGGCCCGCGCCTGCGCACCGGGACGCCGAGGCGGCGCATCAGCAGGCGCACCGAGTCCCTGGAGCGGTGGAGCTTGGCGCCGATCGCCGCCATCGACAGCTCCTGCGTCCAGTACAGGTCGCACAGCTCCTCGCGGGTGACCGGCTCCTTGCGCGGCTGAAGGATGCCGTCGTCGCGGCGCCAGCGCCGGACCGTATTCGGCGTCACCCCGCACATCTCCGCGATCTGCACGTCAGTGAGGCCCCGCCGGGCCACGAGCCAGGCGAGCACCTCGCGGGGCGGGCGGACCCAGGACCGTCTCAAGAGCGCCGCCGATCATGGCCGATGTGCCAGTGGCTCCCACAGCGGTAGGCGCGTACCAGCGCGGCCTTGTGCGGGTAGACCGCCGCGGCGGCGACGGTCGCCGCAGCCTTGGAGGCGTAGCGGCGCTTGCGCCTGCACGCCGCCTTGCTGACCCTCACCGCTGGCCCCGGTGGTGGGTGTGCGTGGTCGTGGTGACGTGGCCGGCCGGGTGGGTGGGCGCGGTGACTATGTTGGCGGCCACGACCATGACCCACACGAGCAGGGCCAGCCGGAGCGGGAACAGCCACCGGGGCCGCTGGAAGACCCAGCGGGCCACGCTCGCGCCGATCATCGGCTGATCGCGTGGCCGAGCGCGGTGATGGCCGCGCTGATGGTCGGCGCGAAGCTGGAGCTGGCCAGCAGGAAGCCGAACATCCCGCAGAGCAGGAACTCGACGATCGTCAGGCCATCGCCCTTGTGGCGAAACCGCAGCATCATGCCGATGACGATCGCCAGCAGCACGAGCAGGGACATGGAGACGCGCATCAGGGCCTCCTAGTTCCGTGACGGGACGTGGCGAAAGTAGGTGTCCTCCGTCGGGTTGAAATCGCGCCCCCCGCCCGTGGCCTTACCTCCGAAGGTGGACCCGCCGAGCTTGTCCGACTCCCACTCGGCCGTGAGGTTCAGGCTGTTGCGGTCGTCGTCGTCGGAGACGTTGCCAAACAGTGAGCTGGTGAACAGGCCCATCAGGAATCTCCCTCCCTTTCGTTGCTGCCGATGGCGAGAACCGTGCCGCCATAGACATGACCGATATGACCGATGTTGACGTTTGTCGTCTGGTGGCCCAGGTGCCGCTCCGTGGAGTCGCACCAGTCGTTGAGCGCATCCCGGACGGGCGCGCTTGCCGAGTGGCCCGCCAGACCGCAGCGGATCACGCGGACGACCTCTTCGAGATGCTCCTCGGGGACGCTCAGGATCTCGGCGGCCATGTGCGACACACCTCCTTTCAGCCGGCCAGCCGGCCGGCCATCTCCGTGATCGCTTCCAGCTCGGCCTCGTCCACGCCAAGCACGTCGAAGTCCCCCGCGGCGGCCCAGTCGTAGACGCTCGGGTCGGCGTAACCGGCGATCTGGTGACGGGCGATCAGCGAGGCGAGGTCGTCGTCGACCTCGGCCAGGCTGTAGCGGCGCTCGCCGGCCAGCGCCTGAGTGATGCGCTCGCGGATCTCGTCCAGGGCGTCGATGACGTGGGCGGTGCTGGTGAGCATGGCGGTCCTCTCTGCTAGTGGGTGGGTGGGTGGGTCTTGCTCAGCGGGTCGCCGTGGGCGCCTTTCCGCCGAGGATGATCGCGGCGATCGAGATGCCGACCGCGCCGAGGGCGACCATCCCGGCGATGGCGACCACGGCGGTGATGACCGCCAGGACCGCCAGGACGACGACGGTGACCGTCCCGCCGACCATGGCGGCGGTGGTGAGGATCAGCGTGATGGCGGTCGCGGGCGGCATCCGGCCGATGGTCTCCAGCGCCAGGACCGGCGCCGGGATGCGGGCCGGCTCGGACTGGGTGACGTAGCGGACCTGAACCTCCGGCCCGGGTGGTGGCAGTGCGGCGGGTGGCTTCTTGCGCATGGGTCCTCCTTGGGTGGTCATCGGATTCCGAGCAGGTCGAGGACGCGGCCCCCCACGCCCTCCTTGACCTCCTTGCCGCGCTCGTCGATCACCATGGCCGGCGCCCCCCCGACCAGCAGGAGCGATGGGGCGCCCTCGGCGAGGTAGGGCAGGTTGCGGAGCAGGGCGAGCGCGTCGAGCAGGCGGCCGTGGTCCTTGCCGGAGAGCGGGCCGAGGTCGTAGACGAGCGTGCTGCCCTCGGCGGCGCGCACGCACTTCTCCGGCCGCGGCAGGCCCCGGTAGACCAGCAGCGGGCGCTTGGTGGCCGCGGCGACCAGCAGAAACGAGTGGTTCGGGTGGCGTCGGAGCATCGGCTCCCCGGTTCGGTTCGGTCACGGAGGGTGGTCAGGGGCGCGGCCGAGCTAGGATCAGCCGCGTGGGTGCCGGACCCCGCTTTCAGGGCCGGAGACGGCCTCTGAGCAGGCCGGCTCCTAGCGCCTAGGTGGCTGGTCATAGGAGTCCCAGATACCTAGGCAGGGTCCTAGACCTAGGACGCCGCGCTCCTAGGTCAAGGACCCTTTCGCGGTCCCGGTGGCCGCCACGCAGCGTGGTCACGCGGCACCACCCTGCTGGCGGCGGCGGACCGCCTCGACGATGTCCTGGCGGGCAAACCCCTGCCGGTTGGCGCCCTGCTCGGTGACGGGGTCGGTGCCCCAGACCTGGCCCACCCCGACGCCGAACGGCTTGAGGGCGAAGGTGAGCTGCTCGGCCTTCCAGCCGCCGTAGACCTCGGGTCGCAGCTCGGCGAGGCGGGCGACGGCCGTCTGATTCCACAGCTTCGCCTCGGCCGGCTTGACCACGCTGAGCAGGTCGTCCAGCAGGCTGCTGGCGGTAGCGATCCTGGCCGTGACCTCGGGGTTCTCGCCGATCGCGTGGCCGGACAGCGTGCCGGCCCGGTCCCGGATGATGCGGGCGCGGCGGGCGATCTTCTCCAGCGTCGGCCCGTCGATCCGGGCGGCGCAGGCCACGACCGCGGACGAGCCGACTCCCACCAGGTAACCGATGCCGGCGTCGATCTCGGGGCGCAGCATGGCCGCGTTGACGCCGCGCTTGTAGGCCCCGGTCCCCAGGATCATGTCGTTCTCGACCTGGCCAGGGACGTAGAGGCAGAACCGGATCGAGACGTTGCCCTTCACGCCGCTGGGCAGGGAGTCCTTGTCGGGGCGCTGGGTGGCCAGGATCAGGATCACGCCGAACGCGCGGCCGATCCGGATGATGAACTCGGCATCGTCGGCGGCCTGGTTGCCGTAGGTGGCGTGCGCGAAGAGGTTCTGCGCCTCGTCGATCACGCACACGATCGGGTGCAGGCCAAGCGTGCGCTTGGCGGCAATCTCCCTGGTCACGCGCTTGTCGGGGCACAGCTCAGGAGGCAGCCGCTTGAGCGCGGCGGTGCGCCGCACGACCTCTTCGCGGAGCAGGGTGAGCGAGTCGGCGGCGTAGCCGATGGACTCGTCATCGATCCCGGAGATGAACCGGTGCGCGACCTGCGCGAGCGGGTCGAGGTCACCGGAGCCCTTCAGCTCGTGAATCCACAGCTCGGCGAGCGGGTCGAGCGCAACGCCGCAGGAGAGGACCGTCGCCGCGCCGGTCTTGCCCTGGCCTGGGATCGAGCCGATGAGGACGTTGTGCTGGAACAGGGGGACGGTAACGGCGCGTCCCCGGGGGTCAGCGCCGAAGGGGACGGGCTTGAAGATGTCGTGCGTCCCCGAGGACGCCAGCGCCCACGGCAGCCCCTTCTTGCCGCGCAGCTCGGCGAGGTCCTTGTCCCCCACCCACAGGATCAGTCGTCCCTCGTGCTGGCCAGGGTCCCCCTCCGGCCAGACGCAGCCGAGCTGGCGCCGCAGTCCCGACGCGAGCCGGGGACGCTGGCCCATCACGTCCCCCACCGTGACCCCGTAGGGAAGGTTGACGGGGGCGCGGTAGCCGAGGCCGTCCCGCTGGATCGGGTCGACGAACTCGACCGCGTCCTTGTCCTTGGCCAGCGCCGAGCGGATCTCGGGGACCGCCACCGACAGGGCGCGACGCACGATGTCCGAGGTCAGCTTCGGGACTCGATGGGCGGTGACGGCCGTGTCCAGCAGCGGCTTGTCCGGGCGGCGGCCGAACGCCCCGAGGATCAGGAGCACGATGAGCAGGGTCAGCCCGCGGGTGATCGGCCCGACCATCAGCCGCAGCGCCACGATGGCACCCGCCAGCAGGGCGACGAGCAGGACCAGCATCCAGCCGCGGGCCTTCACCCGCTCGTTGCGCTGCTTGGAAAGCCGCAGGTAGGCGGCGGTATCGGCCGCATCTCGGGCCATCTCCCGCAGCGGGGCGCCCTCGTGGTCGACGGCCCAGCGGATCGCTCCGCCCGCGACCCTCCCGAAGCCGCGCGGCAAGCGCAGGATGAGCCGGCCGGCGTAGACGGTGGGGACACGCACCAAGTGAAAGGCGACGATGCGGGCGGCGTAGCCCGTCGCCCAGCGCGTCTGGGCGCGCAGCTCCGCGCGGGAGCGCAGCCACGCTGGCAGGATCGGCTGATGGCTGGCGGCGCGGCGGTCGCCACGCTCCTCGCGCTGCGCCTCGGGGCTGTCCACCAGCACCGGAGCCTCCCCGTCGCCGGGGACGACCACCTGGTCGGTCCCCCCGAAGACCTCCTCCTCGGCGCGGTCGAAATCGAAACCGTCGGCGGTCATGAACGTCCCTCCTCGATGGAGACAAGCGCCCGGCCGTTGGGGACTGGCATGGCGGCGATGACGCGGCGGACCTGCGCCTTGTCCGCGCCAAGCACCCGGGCGATGTCCCCCGGGGACGGGGCGCGGCCCTCGGCGCGCTCGGCGATCGCCATGGCGCGGATCTGCTCGGCCTTGGTCGGCCCCGCGGCCGGGCGCTTGGTCCCCCGGGACGCCGGCCGGCGCGCACGGGGGGACGCGGGGACCGTCCTCGGGGGGGACACGGCCAGTGCCGTCCCCGGGGACGTGGCCGGGCCCGTGGGCTCGGGGAGGCTCACAGCGTCCCCCCGGGACGCCTCGACCTCGGCCGGCGGGGACTCGACTGCCGTCAGGCCGAGACGCAGGGCCAGGCGCTCCTCGACCGGCGCCCTCCAGCGCCAGAGCAGGCCGTGGGTGGCGCGGAGCTTCGCGCGGGCCAGGAGGCGTCGCCGCTCCAGCGCCAGCGCGTCGGCGTAGCTGGTGACGTGCCAGAGCTGCTGGACGCGCCACAGCCGCGCGGTGGCGACCGGGGCCAGCAGCCAGCGGCCGAGCGGGCTGCCCTCGATGTGGCGACGACGCGCGATGCTGACGCGCATGCGGGTCGCGTGGCGCACGCCCTCGACCCAGGTGACCAGCAGCGCCGGGGCGGCGGCGTGCATCGCCATCCCGATCGGGTCGCCCCAGGAGGCCGCCATGTTGAACCAGACGGTGGCGCCGACGAACAGCCACGGCAGCCAGCGCAGCGGCACGAACGGTATTCCGAGCCACGTCAGCAGGAAATCGGCGAGGATCAGGCCGGCGATGCCGAGGTCGACCGTGAGCGGGACCTGGCCGGGATGCTTGAAGCCGTGCGCCTGCGCGACCGCGGCGACGGCACTGAACGAGCCGATGGCGCCGAGCACCGCCAGGACGGTGCTAATCAGGCCAGTAGCAGCGGCGAGCCAGCGCTGCGCCCCGGTGAGCGGCGGCATCGGGGAGGCAGACTGGCTCACCGGATCTCGCCTCCCCGGATGCGGGCGTAGCGCCGCGGCGGCAGCGGCACCCGGCACGGCTCGATGACCTCGGGGATCTCGGGGAGGGACGGCGCAGGACCGCTGTCCACCTCAAGCCGGTCGGCCAGGTGCTCGGCAAGGGTGAGCGTCTGGGTCAGCAGCGCGCGGAGTTGCACGTTCTCGGCCTCCAGGCACGCGGTGTGGTCCTGGGCGCTCACGCGGCCTCGCCCCCCCAGTCGTCGGTGGGGTCGGGCTCGACGGCGAGGCCGCAGACCTCGGCCTCGCCGACCAGCGCCAGCCGGGCGCGGGGGTTGCGGGCGCGGCACAGCTTGTCCAGGACCCGGTCCCGGGCGTCGGCGAGCGCGTCGTAGCCGGGCTCGTCCGGCTCGATGTAGCCGCCGAAGCG